TGTCGTTGGAGTCGTCGTTGGCGGAGTCTACGCGGGGTTGATTGCGTCGGCGCTCGGCGGGGCTGCCGTGACCCGCGCGCGGCGCGAGGAACGCGAACAAATCAAAGAACAAGAAACGATCGAAGCCAAAAAGCAAAAACGAATTGAACAAATCAACCGGGATCTGAAAATGGAGGCGCGCGTGATGCAACACCGCACAACGGCCGAACTCAAAGCGCAAGTTCTCGACGACGCAAACGAGATCCTCGGCGGCGGTCGACGATGAGGGCGGCCGCGTTTTTGTGTTGTTGGTTGGCGTGTTTTCCGGCGTTTGCTGGCGGCGTTACGTTGACCCGGGCGGAGTTGTTAAAAATCGGCAAGGCGCTCAAAACGTGCAAGGCTCGGCAACGTCAACACAAAGTCGAGCTTGACGCGTTGCGCGCTTCGTTCAAGGCAAAGCTCAAACACGAACGCAAGATCGCAAAGGCGACGAGGACAAACCCGCTTTCGGGCGTGTTGTGGTTTACGGTTGGCGCGGTCTCGGCTGGCGTTGTCGTGGGTTTGGTTGTGTACAACGTCAACCGGTCAACGGTTGCGAAAGGCGTCAACTAAACGCCGCAAGAAAGGCCCTTGCGCTTTGATTTCGGCGCGCATTCTGGCGAGGTCGCCCCGGCCCTGCAAAACCCGCAAATACTCGGGGTTTTTCGTGTCTTTTTCCCAAACGCATTTGATCCACAAAATCGCGTTGTAGGCATACTCGGGATCGTAATCTCCGAGGATCTCGACGTGTTCGGCGTGGGTTTCGGGATCCATCGCCCAAACAGCCGCCCAAAATAGTTCAACGTTCATTTTTCGCCCCGGCTTCGGCGGAGGGCTTCGTAGGCCCTCGCTTTCGCGTTTCGGCAAGCAAAGCACGATCCGGTTATGTGCTTTTTTTCTCGCCGAACGCAAACCGGGAAGTTGTCGAGGCTCAAAACCTCGCCGCAATGGTTGCATTCTTTGGCCCAAGGTCCGGCCATAAGGGCCTTGGCGCGTTCGTTCCAAGGGATTTCAGGAAAGCGAGCGTCCAGATCCGCCAGCGTTTGCCGGGTCGTTTTGTTGAGCGTTTCGATCGGGCGGAGTCGACAACGCGACGTTTCGAGGATCCCGGTTGCGACGGCTTCGGCCTTGCATTCGTGATGCAACACGGCCCACCGGCCGACGTCGCGGCTTTCGAGGTTGCGCCAAAAATACAACTCGCCGGGCTGGCCGCAAACTTCGCAAACCTTTTGAGCGAGGATCTCGGCGTCTTGTGTTGCTTTGTTGGCGTAGTAGCGCCGCCGCAAGGCATTTTTTTGCCCGTGTGCAATGCAAGTCTTGCAATGCGACCGAAACGAAGTCTTGTTTGCGTTGCGCTTGTTGTGTTGGTAGAACTCCGCCAGCGGCTTGATCTTGCCGCAACCGGTACAAAAACGCTCACCTTGCGCGACGTGTTCGGCCGCCGCCGCCGTCAATTCGTACTTTTTCACGGTCTAGCCTCCAACCATTGATCCACGTACATTTCGCAATCGAGGAACCGTTGCCCGTGCCACTCCAACGAGGCAACGAACGCCGCTTGAAACTCTTGCTTGTGTTTCAAAAGCTCTCGGTTTCGGTCGATCCATTGCTTTTGAGTCGCGCCGATCTCAAAAATTGCGTCGAAAAGCGCCTTGCGAGCCTCAGCAAGCGCCCGTTGCTTGTCATCATAGGGAAAGGCCCGATTTCCGACGCAAACGACGAAAATGGGGCAAAAGCGGCCGTTTTCGGTTGGCGTGATGTCGGAAAAGAGAATATCGAACATCAACAACCATTCGCGCTCGGTCAATTTCATTCCGTCACCTCGCAGCGAATCACGATTCGGTCGGCGGTTTCCCATTCGAAAAACAGGTCAAAGCCCGGGTAGTTTTCGACCCGGCGAAACAACGGCCCGACTTTGCGTTCGGCGTCGAGGATGAGGCCGAGGATCGCCCACGCGCACGAAACTTTTTTGTAGTCGCTAAACCCTTTAAAAACGATCGTTGTACTCATCGCAAAACCTCCTTTTTTCTGATCCGGCTAGTCCAAGGGATCAAGCGGGCGTCCTTTGCCTCGAACTGGCAGACGTGATGCAAGACCAACCAAAACGCGAACTCGTTGTTTTGCGTGTTGCCGGAATTGATGCACCGGTAGAAGTACGCCGCGCCCGGCTTGCCGCAAATGTCGCATTCGTCTTGAGCGAGGATCTCGGCCTCGTTTTCGGCCTTGCGCTCGGCGTAGCTTTTGCGCTGGCGGGCTTTGTTTTCTTCGTGGTTAGCGTACCAAGCCGCCCGGGCGCGGGCTTTGTTCTCTTCGTGGTTTTTGTAGTAGGAGCGGCGATCGTATTCGGCGCGTTGTTCGGTCGTTGTGTTCGGTCGGTAGGTACTGGAACACGGCCGACAATAGGACGCAAAGCGCTTTACTTTGTACGGCGACAAAAACGCCGAAAACTCTTCGACGGGTTTGTTTTCTCCGCATTTGCGGCAACGTTTGACGCCGGCCTTGCGCTCGGCTTGCGCGCTTTTTGTCCAACGACACGATGGGAAGCGCCGATCGAACTCTTCGATTGTTTGTCTTTTTTTCATTGTGACCCCCAAGAAAAAAGATCCGCCAGCGTTGCGGCCGGCTTGTCGATTTGCGTGATTTTTTGCCGCCAGCGCAAAGCCTCGGCCGGGTCGTTGCCCTTGCCCCTCATTCGAGCGTCAAGGCTCCATGACATCGAGTCGGCCGACGTCAACAAGTGGCCAACGGCCTTGATTCCGTCAATTTTAAAGCCAAAGCCGTGCAGCTGGATCGGTTGTAGGGCGCGTATAATGTCGGCGGCCTCCGCCATTCCTTGCCGCCGGCAAACGGATCCAAGCCCGACGGTTTCAAAGTCTTCGAGCTTGACGCCGGCGGCCTCGTACATTTCGCGACATTGCAAGTAATCGTCGAGCCGCCAGCCCTGCAAAACCGGGATGATTGGAAGATCCGGGGCAAGGTGTCGAAGTTCAAGAAAGTTTTCGACCGTAGAAACAAGGTGATCACGAAGTGACCGCCCGGTTTTTTTCAGGATCCACGGTTCGCACATGTGATCCATCGGGGCCGCCCAAACCAAGCGGCCGAGTTTTTCGCGATAAAAACGGATCTCGTCAACGTATTGTTTCGGCGTAATAGTCCACCGGCCGAATTGCGAAAGCTCAGTGAATCCGCCCGAATCCAAACACCAATCCATTTTGGCGCGGTGTTTCGGGCGTTTGCAACGCGCAACCAAGCGCCGCCGCGAAATGAACAAAGGCACGTTTTCAGGGATCGCTCCGTTCCAAAGCCAGTTAGGCATGTGTGATCCAAGATAAAATCTCACAACGCGCCCCCTTCGACAAAACGCCCGAATTGCGGTTGAAACGTGAGATGCACCGTCCCGGTCGGGCCGTTGCGTTGTTTCGCAACTATGATTTCGGCATCGTGCGGCCGCTGGCGGTCGGAGTCTTCGCCGTTGTAAACGCAATCCCTATAGACAAAAAGGATCTTGTCGGCGTCCTGTTCTACGGCCCCGGATTCGCGCAAATCCGAAGGCAAGGGCCGCTTGTCGCGGCGCTTTTCAACGTCGCGGTTGAGTTGTGAGAGAATGAAAACCGGGGCTTTGTTCGCCCGCGCCCATTCTTTGCAGGCTTTACTCATAGCCGTAACTTGCAACTGGCGGTTTTCGAAAGCGTCGCTTCGCGTCATACCCGGGACCAGTTGCAAGTAGTCAATCACCGGGATCCGGCCTTTTGACCGTTGCAACATTTCCGAAAGCGTCAACGAGCCTCGATCTTCGAGGCGGAGATCCATGCTAGCGTCGAACATATCGACGGCCGCTTGCCAGCGTTTCAGGGCCTCGGTTGGTTGTAGTATATGGTGGTTTGGGATGTCGCAGAGAATCGAAAGGCAACGGTCGAGAACTTCGCCCGCGCCCATTTCCATGCTGTAGAAGTCGACGCCGCGTTGAAACGACAACGCAATCGCGAGGCAAAGCGCGAGGGCCGTTTTTCCCATCCCGGGCCGGGCTGCAATCACGACAAGTTCGCCGTCGCGAAACCCGCCCTGAATAATTTGGTTGATCGCCGTCCAAGTCGTTTTGAGGACGTGTTTTTGAGGGATCCCGATCCCGTCAATCAGGGCTTGAAAGCGGGCTTTCAGTCGGTCGGCGAACGGTTCAACGTCGACGTTTTCGGTTGTCGGTAGGCCGGCGATCAACTCTGCCATTTGTTCGGGCGTTGCGCCCGTCGCCAGCGCGCCCGACATAAGGCGACGCCGCGCGAGGCCGGCGAGGTAGTGAACCGTGACTTCGAGATCCGCGCGGGTTTTGCCGGCAACTTCCCACTGGTTGAGGATGTCGAGGGCTTGGATCAAAAAACGGTCGAAGTTTTCGGGCGGGTTCGGCCTTTCCATGATTGACACCGGGTCGGTCAACCCGTCGACGGCGATCGCTTGCCAGACGAAGCGCGCGGCCTCACTGGCGAACAAATCCGCGCCGAACGTTCCCATTGTACCGAACACGGTTTCGCGGTGCGCTGGCGATAGCATAGCGGCCGCGACTTGCATTTCATGGATCGGGCTTGCGTCGTTGCCCGTGGTTGTGGTATTTTTCATGCGATCCTCTTTCCGAGTGTGGTCAAATCAAAACGGCAACCCTTCGAGGGCGGCGGGCTTCTTCTCCGTTGTGTCGCCGCCCTTGTTGGTTTGTTGTAATGGTATCACGTTTTTCGGTTGCTTCTTTTCTTTCTTGTCGAACTTAGGCCGGATCCCCCACCGGCTCCGACGTTTTCCTTTCTTGGTCAAAACAACGATCGCGCCGACACTGGCGAGGCGTTCAAAACTTGCGCGCAGTTGTCGCTCGGTTATTCGCAGTTGGTCGGCCGTCGCGGCCCGGGCGGCGCTATAGACGCCGGCCCGGTCACTCTGCCACGACAACCACGACCAAACGCCGAGGTCGAGGGCCGTGATCTTGCCCTCGTCAAGCGCCCGCATGATTTCGGCGATCATGCGTCGCCAGCAAACGCGCGCGCGTATTCGAGGTGGTTGACGAAGGGATCGCTTTGCTTCGGTACGCTCGACAACGCCGGGCCTTTGTAGGGTTGCAAGGCGTCTATCATTTGACGCAACGAGGCCGGGTGGATCTCTTTGTGCGAGCTTGCGCCGATCTTTGTTTTGATCGCGCCGTCGCTTGCGGCTTTGTCGAACCCGGCTTCGCGCAGCTTCGCAAAGTACGCTTTGAGAAGTTTGGCTTTTTCTTTTACCTCGGCCTCGTTGGCGGCGGCCATTCGTTCCCGGTGTCTCTCTGCAAAGACCTCGCGCAAGGCGTCGCGCGTTTGCTTGTCAACGGCGCGGTTTGCTTTGATGTCGCGGCCGATTTGATCAAGGCGCTCCGAATCGTTGGCGAGTTTGATTTGCTTTGCGTAGTAGTCGAGAAAATCAATTTCGGGCTTTGATCGGGTATCGGGTCGGGCTTGGGTTGTTTCGGCTCGTTTTGGGCCGTTTGCGGGCCGGGAAAGGCCGCTTTCTTCAAATAGTGGTAACTCGATTTCGAGCGCAAGGCGCAACGCGCGCCCGGTTGCCCTCGTGCAAGCGTGGCCAAGCAAGGCATGATTTCCGCCGCGCTTGCCGACTGGCGACCCGGCGCTTGATCCGTATTCAACGAACAAACGATCGCCCGGCATGACGACCTCGCATCGAAAATAGAAAACGCCTTTTGCGGGGTCACACCAAGGATCGACGGGCTGGCAGACAATCGACACGACGCCGGCGCGTTGCGCGAGGACGCGAAGCCCGGCAACCGTGACATACAACTTGCCCGAAAGGTTGACGACGTGGCCCATTTGCTCGGAAAGCCCGAGCTTTTCGGTATACTGGCGAGGGTTCATTTTCATGGTTCGTTCTCCGTTGTTGTTGTTGTTGTTGCATCCCGGACGCTGGCGGCGCAGCGTTTCGGCCCATGCCGGGGCCTCATCAGCGGGTTAGTTTCTAGTGTAGCAAGTGTTTGGATATTGCAACTCAAAGTCGATCTCGTTGTCGCAAAAAACGCGTTTGCAAACTTTCCACCCTGCGTCAACTCGCCTTTTGTATTCGGCGCGCGCATCGTGCGATCGCAAGCCGTGGGTTTCGTTTTTGCGTCCTTTGCGATTGATAATGTAGACCGTGAAATCGTCGACCACGACAAAGGTTGTGTCGAGAATGTCGCCAGCGTTGCAAGTTTTTGAGTTTTTCAAGGTGTAGACTTTCATGGTTTGTTCTCCGTTGTTGTTGTCGCCAGTTGCGGCGGATTAGTTTGAAAAAAACGGGTCGTTGACATATTGATCCCAAACGTCGGCGAGCAACTCCGAAAACCATTCCTCGTCGATGTTACCGCGCTGATTGACGCCCGGGAAGTTGAACACGACAACCGACGCGTAATGACCGAAAACACGTTCGGCGATCCGCTCGAAAAGCTCAAAGTTTGCGTTGTCGCCGAGGTTGTCAACATAGATTTGGATCTTGTTCATTGCTTGTTCTCCGTTGTCGTTGTCGTTGTCGTTGTCGTTGTCGTTGTCGTTGTCTTCGGTTGTGCTTTTTGCAGCTTGGTCGCTTGCGGCGTTGACCGACCAACAACCGTCGTCGTTTTGGTCGATCGTGAAATAGTTCATTGGGATTTCCATCACTTGAACTTGTCGGCCGTTGTGTTCGATTGTCTTGTATTTTGTATCCGCGACGGTTTTCATTTTGTGTCCTCCGTTGTTTCGGCGTCGTTGCCTTCGAGATCGTTTATTGCATACATCCTTGAACAAACGCAATGCTTTTTTTCTGTTTTTTTTCTACTTTCTCACAGTGTGTTGTTTTTATTACAAAAACAAAGCAAGCCAACCGACCGCGCCGAGGGCCGCAAACGTGATCAAGTTGCCAAGGTGTTCAAGGATCAAAGCGATCGTTTCTCTTTTCATGGTTCGTTCTCCGTTGTTGTTGGTTGCATCCCGGACGCCGTCGCGGCGTTTCGGCCCCCGCCGGGGCCTCATCAGCGGGTTACGCGTTGACCAAGCGCGCAGCTTGCGCCGCGTCGACGATCTCGCGCTGGCGAATGAAGTGCGCCGCGACGGCTTCGAGGCAATGCCAAAGTTTGAACTCGCGCGCTTCGTCGGGCGTCAAGGCTCGCGCCGGGGCGTCGTCGTCTAACCGGGCGACAAGCTCGGCGGCCCCGGCCTCGTCAAAGCGGCCGTCGACGACAACCGGGATGTAGTCGTGATCAAGCAAGATTTCCAGCGTTGACCCGGTCACGACTTGAGCGCTTCGAATGTTTTCGATCGTCAAGATCGGGGTTCCGTTGTCGTACCCGGGCGCGCGGCTATGATCGACGCCTTGCAAGACAAAAGAGTACGAAGCGCCGTCGACGGCGTGTTTTGCAAGGTATTTGTTGGCTTTGTACTCTTCGTTGAACAACCAATCGATCGCCTCGCTCAACAAGTCGATCTTTTTGGTTTTGTAGCCTTTGCGCTCCCGGCGAAGCGCTTGGATCTCTTCGAGGGCGTCGGCGGCGGATTGCGTGATCTTGATCGATTTCATGGTTTGTTCTCCGTTGTGTTGGTTGCTTGATTGCATCCCGGACGCGCTGGCGGCGCGTTTCGACCTCTGCCAAGGTCTCGTCAGCGGGTTAGCTCTTAAGCCTTCGACAAAAGCCCGAGAAGTTTTTCGAAGTCTTCGGATGCTTCGGGGTGTACTTCCAAAAGTTGATCAAAGTATTTTGGGTCGGAGTTTTTCAGGTCTTCGATAAAACGAGGCATGCATTTGTAAACCTCAGCAAACCGAGCGCGTTGTGCGATGTAACAGCGTTTGTGGGTTTTTCCGGTGTCTCTTCTAAAGTCGAAAGTGCGATCCATGATCCCGGCCTTGTTTGTTTGCAGACAAGCAAAAAGGTCAAACTTTCTGCAAATCATGTCCATGATGAAACCTTGTCCGTTTGTGATGATCACTTTCATTTGCATGGCTTTTTTCTCCGTTGTTGTTTGGCGTCGTTGCCTTCTGAAATCCAATCTACACACAACGTTGAACAAACGCAATACTTTTTTTCTACTTTTTTTCTATAAAAATGAAAAGTGCAACAAAAACAAAAAGATAGAGTGCGATTTTTTTTCTGCAAAAAGTGGTTTGCCTTAGTTGCCGCCCTAGTTGCCGCCCTACTTTTGATCTCGCAAGTCTACGAAAACAAAGCGTTTTTTGTCTGTTTGTGATACAAAGCCCGCCCTAGTTGCCGCCCTAGTTGATGCCCTCGAAGGTCTGGAACCCTTTGTTTTTGCTGGCGAAAATAGGGCTCCCCTTATACCTTATATAAGAAGGTTTTTCCCTGCAGGAAAAGCCCTTCTTATGCCGCGTCTGCACTTGCGCCGTTGGGGCGAAGTGCGCGGCCCCGTAGGCTTCGCAGGATCGGGCGGTTTTTTTGCGTTGCGATGCTTTGTTTTTGTGTTACAATGTCGACACGTCGGCGAAGCAAAGGCCGAGGACTAGGGCAACGGAGGCCGTTTTGATGCGCTATGATTACACATTACATTTGCGGATCCCGTCGGAGATCATGAAACTCGTCGACCGGGCGACGCGGGGATCGTACCATTGCAAGCGATCCGACTGGTTGCGCGCCGCGATCGTGCAAGCTGCAGAGCGCGAACTTGGGTTGACGCCGCCGAGCGCCGATCCGACCGGGGCGCTTGGACGCTGGCGACAAGCTCAAAAGAAAGGCAAACGACGATGAGCGCGCAACTCAAACTAACCGACGAGGTCGCCGACGTGATCGTGGCGGCCTTCAAAAAGGGCGCGTCGCAAGCCGTCGCCGCGTCGCTGGCGGGGATCTCGAAGCGATCCCTTGAAAGGTGGTTGCAGGTCGGCCGGGCGTATCAACACGCCCTCGAGGCCGGCGAACCCGTCGAGGAAAGGCACGAGCCTATGTTTCGACTTTTGCGGCGCGTCAAAAATCAGGAAGCGCAATTTTTGTTGACCGCCCTTGATTGCATAGAACTAGCCGCAAGCCAGCCGCAAACGTGGCAAGCGGCCGCGTGGTTGCTCGAACGCAAGGCACACGACGACTTTGGCCGACACGCGCCAAAACAGGCCGAAACAAGCGAGGAATCACGAACGATCGTGATCAAACACGAGATCCCGGGCTTCGAGGATGAGTGAGATCACGATCGACTACAAACCGCTAGCGGCGCAAGCGGCGTTTCACCTTTGCCGGGATCGCGTCAAGTGTATGTTGGGCGGGGTCGGGTCGGGAAAAACGCGCGCGGGCGGGGCGGAGGCCGCAAACCACGCCCTCAATCAACCCGGGTGTGACGGAATGATAGTCTCGCCAACCTACAACATGTTGACGCGGCTTTCGTTGCCTTCGTTCCTCGAAACCCTACCCAAACAGGCGATCCGGGAGCATAGGCGCGGCGACCGCGTGTTTGTGTTGCACAACGGCGCGCGCGTTTGGTACGCCAGCGCAGACCGGCCCGAAACCCTCGACGGCTCAAACCTCGCGTGGTTTTGGGTTGACGAGGCCCGATACATAAAGCGCACCGCGTACACCACGCTTTTGGCGCGACTTCGCCAGCCGGGCGCAAGGCGTCACCAAGGTTTTTTGACAACCACGCCCGAAATGAACTGGCTTTTTGACGAGTTCGGGAGTGATTCAAAGCCCGAGGATCGCGGCATAATCAACGCCAAAACGGCCGACAACTATCACAACCCGGCCGACTACATCGATCAAATGCGGCGCAGCTATTCGGCGTCGTTGTTCGAAATGTACGTCGGCGGTCAATTCGTACACCTTGCCGGCGGAGTCTTCGACGATTTCAGCGCCCGGGTACACGTCCAACCGTTGACCGTTGATCCGAAGCTCCCGGTCAACCTCGCCGTTGACTTCGGCTATCGGTCGCCGTCGGTTTTGTATTTTCAGCTTTTGCCGTTTTGCGCGACTCACAAAAGCCGCCAGTGTATGCACATAATCGACGAAGACCAACCGAGCAACACGCCGACGCGGGGCCTTGTCGAGCTTATCGGGCGCAAGTTCAAGCGCCATTCGTGGCGCAAGGGCCTTGCATACGTCGACCCCGCCGGGGCCGCCGCTTCTATCGTCGAAGGGTATTCTGACGTTTCGCTTTTGAAGGGCGACGGCTGGCGAGTGCTGGCGACGTACGATCCCCGCAAACGATGGATCCCGTACGGGATCGACCAAATCAGGATCAAGCTCAACCCGCACGACGGGCCGCCGAGCTTGTACATTGATCCAAAATGCAACCACGAACGCGGGATCGTTCGTTCGTTGCAGGCGTCGAAGTACCCGGAAAAAAAGGCCGGTGTACAAGCAAACATCCCCGAAAAATGCGGGGTTTACGATCACGCCCGCGACGCGTTGCGCTATGCCGTGATCGGTCTCAACAACAATGGAGTGAAGGTTTTATGATTACACTCGAACAAGCAAACGCCGCCGCCAACGAGGCCGCGCGCCGCTACTACGCACGCAAGGGTCGCCCGTACAAAGGTTGGGGTTCTGACGTGTCTAGCAAGTCGCAGATGCCGTGGTTTGTGCAATCTATCAACAAGGCCGCCCGACAAATGCAGATCAAGCCCGGCCTCGGGTTGTGCGCCCTTTGGGGCCGTTCTATGCAGGAAACCGGCGCGGCTTGGTACGACGTCGAACAAAAAAGCGACGCGCGTTGTGAGGAGCTTTACGGCCCGCAAACGGCTACAGGAAAAAGGCTTGGCAACACGCAACCCGGCGACGGCGCAAAATACAAAGGCCGGGGAGTAATACAAGCGACCGGCCGGGCAAACTACACAAACTTTTCGAACAAGATCGGCGTTGACTTCGTCGACGATCCGGATCTAATCATTGATCCCGAATACGCGTCACAGTTCATTACGTGGTACGTCGTCGAGGAAATGCCCCGCCGGTCGGAGTGTTTCCGTTTGCTCGAATGGATCAAAAACGAAGAGTTGAGCCTCCGCCAGCGAACGCACCGCGTTGCAGCTTGCATCAATTGGGGCGAGTTCTATCCTTGCCGAAACTACCCGGCCGAAAGCCAGATACACGGCTTCGATATGTCTTTAACCTATGCCGAATCACTGGCTGGCGTTTTGGGGCTGCAATATGACTGAGCCCCGACTTTTGCGCGGCGATTGCGTCGAGGTTTTGCGCGGCCTCGCTGAAAACAGCGTTGACGCCGTCGTGACCGATCCGCCGTACGGCCTCGCATTCATGGGCAAAAAATGGGACTATAGCGTCCCGGGCGTCGAGGTTTGGCGCGAGTGTTTGCGCGTGTTGAAGCCGGGCGGGTATCTTCTCGCGTTCGCCGGGACACGAACACAACACCGAATGTGCGTCAATATCGAGGACGCGGGGTTCCACATTCGCGACTTGATCGCGTGGGTCTATGGATCCGGCTTCCCGAAATCGCACGACGTGAGCAAAGCGATCGATCGCAAACGACACGACCGCGAACAACTTTATATTGTCACAAATTGGATCCGTGAAATGCGCGACGCGGCCGGTTTGACAAATCAAAAAATTGATGACGCCTTTGGTTTTCACGGTATGGCAGGACATTGGACCTCGAACAAGTCACAACCTGCGATCCCTACAATTGAACAGATCCCATTGCTTCTCGACGTGCTAGGCGTAAAGCTCGACGACGTGCCAGAAGAGATCCGCCGTTTGATCTGGACGCTCAACTCGCGCAAGGGGCAACCGGGCGCGGCGTGGTTTGATCGTGAGATTTTAGGGAAAAGCACAAACAGTATAACGGGTGGTACAGGTAAGCACGGAGGAATTGATCATTGCTACGGCTACAAAAAATCTTTTGACATCACCGCCCCAGCAACCGAAGCCGCGAAACAATGGGAAGGGTGGGGAACGGCCCTCAAACCCGCCCTTGAACCGATCACAGTAGCCCGCAAGCCTTTCGCCGGCACGATAGCCGAGAACGTGTTGACGTGGGGAACAGGCGCGATCAACGTCGACGGTTGCAGGATCGAAGCGCCCGACGCGCCCGAGGGATGCAGTAGGCACGGCGGAGGCATAGAAGGAAACGGAAGTTCTTTTGAGTTGCCCGATTGCAAATCGTACATGCCCGCCGGCCGTTGGCCCGCAAACTTGATCCACGATGGATCCAACGAGGTCAACGATCACTTTCCCGACGACTCGGCGCGTTTTTTCTATTGCCCAAAAGCCGACAAGGCCGACCGCGACGCCGGCCTTTCGAGGGCGGAGACAAGCGCCGCCGACAAGACCAACCGCAAGCCGGGAAGCGCCGGGATCAACCCTTACGCGGGAACAAGAGTACCAAGCCGAAACAATCACCCAACCGTCAAGCCGGTTGCGCTTATGCAATACCTTTGCCGCCTTGTAACGCAACCCGGCGGCGTTGTTCTCGATCCTTTCATGGGAAGCGGTACAACCGGCCGGGCTTGTCTTGCCGAGGGCTTCGGCTTTGTCGGGATCGAGCGGGATCCCGACTACTTCGACCTCGCAAGCGAACGAATGCGGCGCGTCCAACTCCCGCTTTTTGGGGGTGCGTGATGAGTCAAAGCAACCTCGAAGATTTGTTTTATTCTCAATGCAACGCCGCCGGCTTGCCGCTCCCGGCGCGTCAACTTCGCTTGATCCCGATACAACGGCAAAAGCCCGACCACCCGCGCGAACTCATGACCCGGCACAAAGTCGACTTCGCTTGGATTGACGAGGCGATCGTTTTGGAAGTGCAAGGCGGGACGTGGGGCGGCGGTCGGCACACCCGGGGCAAGGGGTACGCCGGCGACTGTTGGAAAATGGCCGCGTTGCAGTTGTGCGGTTGGATCGTTTACTATGCGACCGGGGATCAAGTGAAAAGCGGCGAGGCGCTTGCATGGATAACGGAGGCCATTGAAAATGCGCAAAGCAAAGCCGCCAGCCGGCGCAATCAAAGAAGCAAAGAAGGCGCTTCGCTGGCGGGATAAATACGGCCGAAAAGTCGTGAAAGGCGCGACACGCGTGGGTTGGACGCGGGCGAATCAGATCGCAAGCGGCCGGGCGTTGACCGAAGCCACGATCCGCCGAATGGCGGCGTTTCAACGACACCGCAAAAACGCCGCCGTTGCCGAACGTTATCAGGGCGAACCTTGGCGCGACCGGGGCCGCGTAGCGTGGGCAACGTGGGGCGGTACGGCTGGCGTGAATTGGGCGATCCGCAAAGTCTCGCAATTCAACCGGGAAGACAAACAAAAGAAAGCGAAACGCAAACAAAACGCCCGCGCGCGGCGACGAAGGAAACGATCAAGATGAAACTCACAAGCGAAAACCTTCAAAGCCTTGTCAAAAAGCAAAGCGAGGCCGAGCGCCGCGAATACGTCGCCGGGTTGCTCGACATATACGCGGGCGATTGGAAACACGCCCTCGACGACGAGTTGAGGGCGTTGTTTCTGCCGCAAACCTACGAAAAACTCGCCCTCCGCGCCGACACGTCGATCAACGTACTCAAACAGGCCGCCGATCAAATCGCTTGTGTTTACTCCCGCAAAACGACCCGAACCGTTGACGGCAACCCCGAGCCTTTCGAGGTTTTCGCGGATCTGGATATGGCATTCGACGGGGCCGACAAGAAAACCTTTGTTTGTCAAGAAACCTTTGTTCGCCCGCTTTACGACGAAAGTCGCCAGTTGTTGACGGTCGACATTTTGACGCCGGATTCGGCGTGGGCCTTGCCGGCCCCGCTCGACCCGCTTGGTTTGTCGTTTCTTATGTATCAGAAAGGCGATCACTTCGTTGTCTGGACGGCCGAAAATTACGCGGTTTACGACAAAGATTTCCACTTGATCCGCGACCCGGAAAACCCCGACAACCTCAACCCGTTTGGCGTGATCCCGTGGGTTTGCATTCACAACGCGTACCCCTCCGACGGTCAAGTTTTTCACGAAGGCGAAAGCGAGCAATTGCGGCAAGCCACGATGACAACGGGCGTGCAAAAGACCGACTTGAACCACATTCAACACCTGCAATCGTTCAAACAACTCGTCGGGATCGGCCTCGACGACGAAGAGAAGATGCAAAAAATGTCCGACCCGTCGAGCATGTTGACAATCGACAACCCGGGCGCGTCGGTTTCTGTTTTGGACATGCAAGCGGATCTCAAAATGCACTTGGATTCGGTTTTGCAAGCCTCGGCGGTTACGCTCAACCAACTAGGGATCCGGCCGGAAATGACGCGCGGCACGTTGTCGGCTCAAAGCGGCTACGCGCTCACGATTCAGTTGCACAACCTCGAACGCCAGTGGGAACAACGGCGCAACCTTTGGCGCTTGTTTGAGCAGCGTTTTTACGACGTCGCGAGGTCTGTTTGGTTTTTCTTCACTGGCGACGAGTTGCCGGCCGGCGACGTGCAAGTCGATTATCAACCCCTCGGCCCGGGCGCGAACCTCGCCGAAGAGGTCGCAACGTACAACCTCGCCGTGCAAGGAAAGTTGATTTCGCGCAAGCGTGCAATGGAGACTTTGTGGAACATGACCGCCGACGAGGCCGAGGCCGAGCTTGCACAAATCCAAGCCGAAGAGGTTGCTTTGATGGGGCCACTTTTGCCCGTGGTAGGGTTAGACGATGGGAACGCTTGACGAGCTAACGATTGAAACCGAAGAGTCGCTGAAACGGGTCGCGCGTCAATACCGCCGCCAGTTGCCGCCGCTTCGCGACTTTTTGATCGATTGGATACGCAAAAACCGCGACAACGATCGCTTGTTGCGTTCGCAAGTTTCGCTTCAACTTGTCTACGCTTTGATCGACCGGGCGGGCGTTCGCAAATATTTCGAGTTCGATCCGTTCCTCAACCTCGCGACGCAAACGGCGCTTGAAAAGATCAAGGGCCTCGGCGTCGAGTTCGCCGACGGGCTCGAAACGCCCTCGTTGCGTGGTTTGGAGGCAGCCCTTGCCGGCGAGGGCGCGGCCTTTCTCGAACAACAAAACGCCGCAAAAGAAACGGCGACGTTGCAGGTTGCACGGATCCGCGAAAACATAGCGGCGCAAGTGCGGCAAGTGTTGCTTCAAATGCAAGTTGTGCCGACGCCGCTTTCGGTCGCTGGCGAGCAAATCTCGGCCGTTTCGAACCTTAGTCAAGGGCAAGCCGAAACGATTGTTCGCACGGCTATGTCGGCGCAAGTGCAAAGCATACAAAACGCGGCCGGGGTACGAATGGAGGCCGCCGGGGTTGATACAATTGCAATTTTCAGCGGCCCCGACGACGCCCTCGACCGCCCGTTTTGCGACGTTTGCGTCGGCCTTGCGTTCGACAAGCGGCAGATCTCGCAACTCAACAACAACCAAGGCCTTTCTGTTTTGACTTCGTGCGGCGGGTACAATTGCCGGCACGAATGGATCTGGGTTCCCCGGTCCTACCAAGAAAGGCAAGGGATCCGGCAAGCAACAACCAACGACATAAAACGCGCAAACAGCGCGGCCCGGGGGCGCAAGTGATCAAGGTTGGAAAAATGGAATTGAAGTTGCCCGAGGAAATCACAAGCAAAACGGCGCTTGCGATCGTCGACGTTGCGGGGCAAGTTGGGGCGGCTTCGATCAAGCTGCGCACAAAAGCGGGCGTCGGAGTTGACGATCAAAAGATGAAAACGCCGAGCAAGTCGCCGAACAGCGCGCGAACCTACGCGAAAAGCTATGGGAAGCGCCGCGACAAACAGGGCCGCCGGGTCGACATTCGCGACTTGACGATCACCGGGCAAATGGTCAAAAGCGTTTTGCTCGACCGCGTCGAGGCGACGCCAACGGGCGCGCAAGGCGTGATCACGGTCACGAACGACCAAAAAGAAAAGGCCGCGTACAACCAAGCGTTGACGCCGTGGTTTGGTTTGTCGCCAGCCGACGAGCAAGCGATCGCCGCCGCCGTCGAGGCCGAGCTTCAAAAAATCATTTCGCAAGCATAAAAAAACCCCGGTCGAGGGGATAACCGAGGTTTTTTTGTAGCCTTGCTGTGCTTATGTACTGGTTGAAACACTATAGGAGGTCGAACGATGGAACAAGAAAAAAACACGGAAGACAAAAGCGAAGCGATTCTTGAACAACTCGCCGCGTTGCTTGTCGAGGATGAAACCGCCCCAGAAACGAACGCAAATGAGGCAAAAAGCGACGAAGCAACGCCAGCCGCCCCGACGGTCGACGTTGAAGCGTTGCAGGCCGAAAACGAGCGTTTGCGGGCCTTGATCGAAGAGTACGACAACAACGCGCAAAAGTTGCTTGACGCTCGGCTTTCTGGTTTGTCGGCACAACGCAAAGAAAAAGTTGACTCGTTGTTCGTTGCGCTCAAAGCTGAAAACCCCTTGCAAAAACTAACGGTTTTGCGTACCGTTCAGGGTGCTACCTCGAAAACGTCGGCCGATAACACGCGGTCACAAATCAACGGCCCGACTTCCAAACCGAAAAACCTGAAAGAACTTCGCGGGCGTTTGTCTACTATTCTGAACGCCCAACGATAACCCGTCACAAAAGGAGCCTTCAAAATGGCGACTGAAACTTTGACAAGCCTCGCGAACGGACTGCGGCAAAACTACGGCAACGAGATCGTGATGTCTCTTGTCGATTCGTCCGGATCTCACCTCAAAAGCATTGTCCCGCCGAACTCAGTGATCGGCCGGCTGGCGGTCAACAACCGAATCTTTTTCCGAGGCATGGGGGCCGACGTCGGCGGCCGTTACGCCGCACAATTCCCCGTGTACTACTCTGCCGGGGCGGCCGCGAGCTATGCACAGGGCGACGCATACCCGACCGCGACCAACGTTTCGATCGCGCAAGCCCTCGCTGAATGGGCGCGATACTGGATCCCGATGGAAATGGACGGCCTCGCGATCCACGGCGCGCAAGGAAACAGCGTCGTTGGCGACCTGCCTTCGATTGCGGTTGAGTTTGAGTTGAAGTTGAAAGCCCTTTTTTCGCGAATCGAAAACGACCTTGTCAAAGCGCAAAGTGGAAACAACCTCGCCGGCGTCAAGACTTGGATGACTAATACCGGCTCTTTTGAAGGGTTGAGCTTGACCAACTCGTGGTGGCAACCGGCCCTCAAAAACGCCAGCGCGGCAACCGTGACCCGTGCAATGATTCGCGAAGTTTTCGCGCAGCTTGCCGACCAAAACGCCCGGCCGAACGAAATTTGGTGTTCGCGCACTCAATACAACTTGATCGCGGAAGTTCTCGGCGCGGATATTCAATACATCGAAGTCGCCAGCGTCGAGGGCTTGATCCGAACCTTTACGCTTGACGGCGTACCCGTGTTCCCGATTGATAGCATGGAACCGAGCGGAAACAGCGTCAACGACGAGATCTGGTTTATCAACACTGATATGATGAGCTTGCATTTTCTCCCGCAAGACACGCCCCAAACCGACGTCGAGCTTGAAACCATGCCGGCCGACTTCGAAGGCTACCCGGTCGGAATCAAAGCGATTGACCCGGGTCACGACGCGGAGAGCATGATTATCAAATGCTACCCGCAACTCGTCTGCAAAAACCCAAGCCAGTTCGGCGCAATCTACGGCCTCGCGACTTCCTAAGTTGTGACCACAAAAGGAGCATAAAATGCCTGTAAACATGGTGAAAGTCGAAGCTCAAAGCGACTACGCGACCGCCGGCAAGGCTTTTGTTTTGAACGTTGCTATGATGTCGATCACGGAGACAATCACTTACGCAACCGACGGCGTCGAGCTTGATCTTTCTGACATCAACGAAAATCTTGTCGCTGGCGACGTTCACAACATTCTACTCGAAGTTGACGGCGCAGTCGGCGAAAGCGGCGTCGAAAACTACGTCGGACAATGGATCTCTTCGTCTGGCAAGCTCAAACTTCAAAGCATGGCGGATCGCGACGTTCGCGACGCGGCCGGCACGGGTACAACGACCGCGACGATCGTTTCAGAAGTCGGAAACGGCGAATCAATCACGACAAACTTCAAGTTGACCGTGTTTTACGTCGAACCCGGCACAAACGCCTAACCACTGTTTTTTTTGCGTTCGGAGGTCAACAAATGCAAATTGAACAACTTCAAAAGCTCGACGGTTTCGGCCTTTCCGACTATCTCCGAGCTTTGCCAGCAACCGAACACCGGAACGCTTGCGATACAATCGCGGATTTCGTGTCTCTCGAATCGTGGTGTCAAATGGAGGAACCGTTCCAAACCTACGTCGCTTGGGCGATTGAAGGCGAGGCGGGAACCTACGGCAACGGCCGCGACTTCGAGCTTGAAATCCTCGACGAGGGCGTTTCACTTATGCAAGGCTTCGATCGGCGCGGGCGGCGACGGGTTCGCATTTTCAAAAAAGGCGAAATCGTGCGCCTTCGCGCTGGCGAGGCAAAAGTTACGTTCAAAACCTACGGGTCGGTTTCATCAATGGCGAGCGAGCGCGGCAAGGTTCGCGAATCGTTCGTGATTGACGAGCCTACAAAAACGCCGGCCCCGGTGGTTGAACCGAAGCGAGGCAAACGACGATGAGCAACCGAGCGGGGCAACGCGGAACGGTGGTCAGGGGCGAAAGTGATTCTTTGCACTATCGCCTCATGATTGACGAGGTAGAATCCACGTTGACCGCCGCCGAGGTCGCGATCCTCGACACGAACGGAAACGAGATCGTCGCGCGTACTTCGTCGGGCGTTTCGTTTTCCGGCGCGGTCGCGACGTACACCCGGACGTGGGGCGCTTCGGTTTTTGAAATCGAGGACGGCTTTCGGGCTGTTTTCTATTTGACGAGCGGGGGCCTTGAATACACGCGCCGACTGTATTTTGACGTGGTGATTCGGGCCTTTCACTCGCAACTTTCGGATCAAGACATAACCGACGTGAACCCGTACATTCAAAACTTGAGCGGGCAAACCTCGCTTGCCACGTTTCGGCGGGAAGCGTGGCGGCAAATCTCCGACACGCTCCGCCAGCGGTTGCGCGACCGAGGCCGGCGCACTTGCAACCCGGGCAACGTTTTTTATCCCGAACAATTTTTCGAGGCCCACCGGCTTTTGACGATGTCGCGTTTCTACTTCGCGACGTCGTTTTCTTCGGCGGGATCCGAGGATTGGGACAAATACGAAACCCTCCGCGAGCAAGCGTTTGCACTTATCGACCAACAACTCTCAAAGGTTGACGTTGACCTTTGGCCCCAAGACGGCCGTTTAGAGCCGCAGGAACGCGGCTTGAACTTCGCCGGCGTCTCGTTGGTACGATGAGCTTCGAAACGGCCTTGACGGCCCTCAAAACAGCCGTTGAGGCAACCGGCTTGACAAACACCGGCGGCGACTCTGACGCTACGTTGCTCAATTCGAGCCGGGCGCGCTTTGATGGGGCCTACCTTTTCCGCGTTGAAACCGGCGCGGCGCTTTACCAAGAGTTGAAACTTTCGCCCGAATCGTTTTCCGTTGTCGTTGCGCTCGAAATCGCGACGACGCAAGGGACAGGCGAAACCTTTTCAGCGGCGCAAGCCCGGGCGGCCTTACGTTCTCAACTGGCGGTTGAGGCTTTGATTTCGGCAAATCACAACGACGTTGTGAACATAACCCGAACCGGAACGGCGACCGTGCAGCTTGTCGACCGGCAACAAGTGACAACCCAACAATTCACCTTGATCTATAGGGAGTGAGGCCCATGACCGACCGAGGCCGAAACGACCGGGCTTTTTGGAATAAAGCGATCGTGATTCATCCCGAACCCGTGATCGCCGAACCCGAGCCGCCCGAGGTCGAACCCGAACCCGAAACCGAAACCCAAACCGAAAAAGGGGTTGAATGATGGCAGGCAACTACAAACGCGCGGCGCTCGGGCTTATCGGCTTTGTTCCCGAGGTTAACCAAGGATATTCACCTTTCGAGCAATCGAGCAAATCGAGCGGCAACACGACAACGAGCCTCAAAGTCGAGGTCACAAGCTCAACTTCGGATCTCTACCCGGCCGACCTTGCCGACGCGACGGCGCGCCAAAATTATTTGGCCGACTATTTCAACGGCCTTTCGGTTTATCTTCCCGACTCCGAGGAACATGCATACATAACCGACACCGCATACGTCGAAGCGTCAACCGAGTTGACCTTGACGATCACGCCAGCGCTTGCGGCCGCCCGTAACAGCGCGACGTTTTATATTTTCGGGAGGTTGCCCGCAACTTCGGATTTCACGATTGGAAAGGAAAACCTTTCGAGGCTCGACTTTCGGCGCGGAAGTTGGACGCCGCCGTCGAACCTCAAAGGCCTTTCCCAAGTTGAGGGGTCGCTTGAAAGCGAGATCCTCGGCCTTGAAACACCGATCGCCGGAACTGGCGGAACCCCTACGCTTGATCGTTACTCGCACTTGTTGGCGGCTATCGGGACGCGTAGCGCCCACGCGTCCGACTCAGTCGGATCCGGTTCAACCACGACAACGATCAACCTTTCAACAAGCGAAGCCAACGTTTTCAGCGCTGGCGACGCGGTGTTGATCGAGGGCCAAGTTGCCTATGTTACCGAAGCAACCGAAAGCCCATCCGGTGATACGATCGTGATTTCGCCGCCGCTTTCGTCAACTCCGACCTCGGGCGAAGATTTTCACGCGGGCGAAAAGTTCACGCCAGACGATACCGGGCAACTTTCGCTTACCGTGGTTGAACTTATCGACGATCAACTTTTCCAACACAAAGGTTGCGTGATCAACCTTTCGCTTGCGTCGCAGTTTTCGCAAACGTTGACCTTGACGGTTGAGGCAACCGGCGAGGATTTCGCGTTGACCGATTCGTTTTCAATTGCGGGCAACATTCCGCTTGCGTCAAAAAACACAACGCCGCCAGCGCCGATCAAGTTTGTGCAAGGGCGCGCTTTCTTCGGTACAACCGAGCTTGACGTTTCAAACGTCGATTTTAACTACAACATAGAGCGATCGGTTGTTCGCGATACTGGCGACGCCGACACGGCAAGCCAAACCGTCATCGTGACCGGGCGCGCGGCTTCGGCTGGCGTTTCGTTCCGAAACAAAGCCAAAACGTTCAAAGACACGACCGAAGCAAACGGGACGCAAAGCCGCCTTTTGTTGCAATTCGGGGCCGAGGCCGGCAACGCGATCGCAATCATAGGCAACGCGCAACCAAGCGACCCGGCAACGTACGGCGACAACGAAGGGATCTCGACGTACGACGCGACGTTCGCGTTTGTCGACGACGAGGTCGCGACGAGTTACAATAAAGCCTTTTTCTATCGTTTCTAACCTAGACGTTCGGAGGTCAGCAAATGTCAAGGTTCACTCTCAAAGCCCTTCGCATGGGGCGGATCCGTATCGTTTCAAAGTACGATCCCGCGATTGATTGGGAAGCAATGAACGCGGCCGGGGTTTACTTTTCCGACCCTCCCGAGGGCGGCGAAGTTTACGACGGCCGAAAGCACACCCAAAAAGTCGCAAGCCTCGAAGGCACGACGCCGATCGTTTTCTATTGTTTGTCCCCGACAACAAAGCAACGATTGACGGCGTTCGAGTTAGCCGGGATCGATGTCGATTCCCAAACCTCGGCCGTTGTCTATGTTGGCCCCGCTGGCGGGTCGGCAAAGTACAGCGCCGGGAACGGGACTCTGTTAGGATTGACCTCCGCCCAACGGAGTCTCGGCCTATTTTGCATCGTCGACGTTGACGGCGTCGAAGTGCAACGGATCAAAAACAAGTTCGGATTGCTAGAACTTGCGCCCGCGACGCTTGCCGAGCTTGCGCCCTTGGGCAACGACGGCGAGCCCTGCGTCGAGTTTCTTGATCCAATTCTCGAAGAGATCGGCGGCTATTTAATGGACGCCGACGAAAGCAACGCGGGAAACTGATTCCGGGACTAGAAGCGGCGTTTTTCTGGCCTTTTTTAAAGGTATCGGACGGCCTGAAAAACGATTGTTCGATTTGTTCCAAGGATCCCAAGGTTGCGGAGTTGTGGGGTTGTTTGGGCGATAGTCCCGAACGCGGCGGGTTTGTTTATGAGGTAGCAGGCAAACCGACCCGCCGTTGCCCCATCTCTCTCTTCAAGCCGCCAGCGGTACAAGCGGCCCTCCAACTCTACCGGGCGTACAAGCGCGGACACTTGCCCGGCCCGGGGAATTGGGAAGATCAAAGCGCCCTTTTTTGTGAGGTCATGTTTTGTTGTGAGGGCCTTGAAGCGAGCGCCGCGAATTGGGATCTTGATCAACGTCAAAAGAAAGCCGAACGCGCCCGCAAGGCGCAAACCATGAAAGGCCGATAAAATGGCGACGACTCCGCTTCAAATCCCGATTACAGCCGACATAAAAGGCGCGCAAAACGGTTTTCGCAAACTCCAACAAACCGCAAAACGTTCGTTTTCCTCAATCACAAAAAGCGCCGCCAGCCTCGGAAACATTGTCACCGGATTTTCCTCTGCGGTCGACCTTGCAAAAGGCGCGCTTGACGGCCTCGACCGAGCGTTGAAAGCGGTTGTGCAAACCGGGCAGCAAATCGAGCGAGGAAAGTTTTTCGGAGTTACGGTTGCCGACGCGGCCGCCCTGCAAAAGCAACTTGACGGCGCGATTTCAAAGCAACAAGCCTTCGGCACGTTGATCGAATTGCAAGCGGCCGGGATAGGCAAAGAACTTTCGCCGCAAATCGCAAAGGCTTCGCGCGCGCTGGCGTTTGTTTCGGGCTTGCCCCGGTCGGAGTTGTTGCAACAACTGGCAAGCGGCGAAGTCGCCGACGACGTTTTGCAAAAGATCGGGGTTCGTTCCGGCGAGCTTGCCCTTGCAACGCAGCAACGAGCCAACGCCCTTGACCGGGAGTTGACGAAATATGACAAGGTTCAAATTGCTCTCGGCCTTGTCAACAAAGGCGCGGGGCGGCTTGGAACAACGCTCGACGCAATCGTGAAAAAGGACATCGTTTCCCCGATTACAAAACTAAGGTCGAGCCTTGCCGACGTCGGGTTCGGAGTGTTGCGGGCGGTTGCCCCGGCTGTTTTGCAACTTGTTCAAAAGCTCGGCGGCGTCGACGGTATCGTCAAGCGGATTGACGCCTTCGTCAAAAACTCGCTTGTGCCTTTCATCGAAGACTTGCCCCGAAAAATAACGAAGGCGATCAAGAAACTCAAAGCCGAGATCAAGGCGGGCGGGTCGTTGCAAGCGGCCCTTGGCAAACAACTTGCGCTTGTTTTTGCTTCGGCCTTGAAATCGGGCTTTGGGTTGTTTCTGGCGTATCTGAAAAAAAACCCGGGGTTGTTTCTGGCGGCAATTTTTCCGCCGGCTTTGGTTGCACAAATTACAGCGTCGTTTTTGAAGTCGACGAGAAAGGCAACACAAAAGCAAGCCGCAACCCTACCGCCAGCGCAAACGGCAACAACGGCTCCAGAGTTTGCGCCGTTGCTTCGACGAACGCGGGATCAAGTGCAACAAGCGCGGGTTTTGTTTGGGGCTGGCGTTCGAGGCGGCCGCCGGGGCGTTTCACGAGCGGCGCAAGAGATAGCGGCCGAGCGGGCGGCCTTACAAAGCGAAGCGCGGGCCTTGACGCGTAACTTTCTATCAAACGCCCTTGACGCCCTTTCGAACCTCGGCGGCACGATTTCGGGCGTGTTCTCGGCCCTTCGCGACTTGCCAGAAAAAGCAAAGGTTTTCTTGTCGACGCGTCAAACCCGGGCGGCCTTGTTGTCGGTTTTAAAAGTGATCGACAAGCCGTTGAATCAACAACTCGCCTTGATTCGTCAAAACAAAACGTTGACCGACCAACAAAAGCAAAGCGCGGTGATTTTTGCGATTCAAAGCAAAGCGGGCCTTGACGACGCGCGCGAATACCTCCGAAATCAAAAGGTTGTCACTTCGGAGTTGAGGGCGCAAAACTCGTTTTTGACGTCAAACGCGCAACAAGCGGCCCTTGCCAAGCTCGAAAACGACCGCAACACGGACGTACAAACCACGCTTCGCCAGTTGGCCGCACAACGCGAGGTTTTGTTGATTCGTCAAGCGGCCCTTGAAAAGACAATCGCGACGGCCTCGGGCGTTCGGCTTGTTGAAGCCCGGGCGTTGTTGACGATTACAAACAACCAATTGACGAGGACGGCGAAGTTTTCGGCCGAGTATCAGCGGCAAAACGAACTCCAAAACGTCGCGATTCAACTGCAAAAAAGCCTCGCCAGCCTTGAACGCGAACAAGAGATCAAACGCGCGGCGGCCTTGTCAAAGCGGATCCAGCAAAACGCCGACCTTGAAAAGCGAACAACGCAAGCGGCACTTTTGACCGCGCGCGGGCTTTCGGCGCTTGCCCAAGTTGAGCAACAAAGGATCGCCGCAAAGCGGGCTATTTTGGACATTGATCAAAAGATCCTAGCAACCAACCAAGAAATCGAAAGGACGGCCTTGAAAGCGGGCGCAGACGCCTTGAAAGGCAACGCAGCGGCAAGCGCGGCAGGACAAAAACGCGTCCAAGCGTTGCAAGTGCAAAAAAAGGCCCTCGAAGATCAACGCCAGTTACAAAAGCAAGTCGGGGCGCAGCTTGTCGAAAACGCGCAACGTGCTACGACTTTCGCCGGCGGTTTGCGTCAAGCGTTCGCCGACGCCGAGGCAACGGCCCGCAACTTCTCAAACGCGCTAGGACAACAACTTGGCGGGCTTGCAAAGTCGGCGATCCAATTCGCGACCGATTCGCTTGTGAAACTCGGCGAGGGCCTCGGGCAACTCGCGCAAGGGTTGCGCGGCTTCGACTTTGGAGCCGACTTTCGAAAGCGCGCGCTTTCGTTTTTGTCGGATCTTGCCGTGCAACTTGGATCGTTTTTTATCACGGCGGGAACCGGGCTATTGTTGACCGGCGACGTTGCGCGCGGCCCGGCTTTGATCGGTATCGGGGCGGCCCTTGCTACTGGCGGCGGGTTTGCCAAGGCTTTCGCCGGCGGGTCGGGTTCGAGTGCGTCAACGGCCGGCATCAACGCCCTACGGTCGACGCCGAGCGCCGCGCCGACCCGGCAAGCCGAAACAACCACGCAAGAGACTTATATTTTGTTCAATCGCGCGCCGTGGTCGTTGGGTACGCCCGAGCAAGAGTTTCGCCAATTCAAACAGTGGCAACAAAGCAACGCGCGAACCGTGGGGGCTAGGTGATGGGGCTAGGAAATCCGCCCGCGTTTGTCGGGAAAATCACAATCGAATCGACCAACAACGAGGTTTATTTTTCGGAGGAAACGAGCGGCGCAAACACGGCAACGCTTGGGTTCGGCGAATACTACCCCGACGAACTGGCGACGAGCTTGTCGAGCGCCATGACTTCGGCCTCCGTTGCCGGCAACGCGTACTCCGTGACCTTTGCCGTTGCAACCGGAAAATATACGGTCGAGCGAACAAGCGGATCCGAAAACTTCGCGATCGACCCGCGCACCTCGCAAGCGGGCAACGTTTGGATCGGCGGCACGGAAGATTCAAACGGCAACACTTGGTCGGTTGAACAATACGGGCCGAACTTTTTGGGATGGGCGGCGGCCTCGTCGTTGACGGCCTACGCGGCAAGCCACACAAGCCCGGCGGTCGCGGGCGTGGTTTGGTTTCCTTCGCAACCGGCGCAAGACGACGACGGCGGGATCGACGACGCGACGATCGTGCAAGCGGTCGCAATCGACGGGACGGTCGAAACCTACGATTTCACCGGGTGGATCACGTCAAACACGGCGTCGCAATTCCCGCGCTTTTTGGGCAAAAATCAGGTTCGGCGCTGGCGGTTTCGCTATATAACGCAAGCCAGCCGGGATCAATACGTCCAATTTTGGGGGCCGTGGGCAAAGACTGGCGGCGCGTTTCGCTTCTATCCCGACTACTCCGACGATTCGGTTTCCTATCAATACAAGTTGACGCTTGAAAGTTGCCAAAGGCGCACATTTAGCGAACGAACCGTGCAAGGATACCCGTACTACTCCGGCGAACTCGTCGCAAGGGGCGCAGAATGACGGCGCGAAACTACGGCTTGTTGATTGACATTTTCGGATCCGACTTCGCGCTTGTATCGCACGAACGGATCGTCGGCGCGCAAGCCTACGCGGTCAATAATCAAACCCTTGTTCGGATTGCAACTCCGATCCCGTCGGGCTTGACGGTTGGCGTTGACCCGTACACGAGCAAAACGGATCTCGGAGGAACAAGCGTACAACTGACCCGCGCGCCCGAACTTTTCAACGCGCAAAAGACAAGTCCGATTTCGCCCTTGTTGGCGGGTATTTCGTCGAGTGCGTCAACGCTTCGCGTCGCTTCGGCGAGCGTGTACACGATCCCGGGCTACCTTTGGATCGAACGCGAGGCCGTATACGCGACCGGGTCAACCGCTGGCGTCGGTTATGACGACATATCGATCAACCGGGCGCAACTCGGCACGACGGCGGCCGCTCATTCGGTCGGCTTCAACGTGTACGGGTTCAACCCGTTTTTGCTTGGTCGCAAGGTCGAACTCAAATGGGTTAAGCTCGACGACTACGCCGACACTGTGCGCCGCTTCGTCGGGTATATTGAAAACGCCGAGCAAAACGCGGGCGGCGTGAAACTTTCGATTGTATCGGGCCAACAACGGATCAACGATTCGCAAGCCTTCGGCGGCGACTTCGCGAGCGGGGTTTTGCGTGCGGATATGTTGTACCCGGGCGGGCAAGGCGCACTTGCGCCGGGCGTTTCGACTTCGGCCGAAGAGTTTGTTTTGAGGTTGAAAGACAAGGAAACGCCGTTTCCGGCGCACGGGTACAGGGGCGGGGCGGCCTTTCCGGGTTTCTTGCGAATCAACAACGAGTTGATCCGATATCAATTCACACAACATCCGCTTTTTGAGTTTGAGGTTTCGAGCGTATCGGGTCAAACGTTGACGTTGACGCAAACGGTCGACGCGCAAGGGGACGGCCGTTTTGTTGAGGTTGGCGATTTGCTCGACCTCGAAGACAGCGCCGGCGACCTTTTGAGCGGCGGCGAGGGTTTGCAAGTCGTCGCCAAAACAACGCCGACAAGCCGAACGGGTACGTTTACGGTCACGCACAACGGATCGTTGACGGTTTCGGCTGGCGACGTCGTCGTCGGCCGCTATCAACAACTGATTCGGGATCCCCACCAGATCCGCGCGTTCGATTTTTCACAAGCGCAGACACACGAACAAAACGCCGAGGTTTCAGAGGTTAGACGCTGGCAAGGCGACGCGCTTTTGATGTTACGTCAAGTTCTCTACTCGTTAAACGGCGACGGTACAAACGGCCCCGGGTCGGGTCTTTACGACGTTTTGCCCTATCCTTGGGGCCTTGGTTTCACTTCGGCGGAGGTTGACGACGCCAGCCTTGACGCCCTCGCGCCGTTCTCTTCGGATCGCCGGTATTACATCGACAAGCCGATCGCGGTCGCCGAGCTTGTCGAACGTTTGTCGGTCGCGCTGAATTGTTATCTCGTGTTTTGTGAGGATGGGCTTTTGAGGGCAACAAGTCGCGGCGACGTGTACCCGTTGACGACGGCAAACCATACCGTCGGATCTGCGCAGCTTGTTCGCGACGACTTGCCGGCTATGCCGATCGATTTGTCTTTGGTCAAAAACGCGGCGCGAATAGAAACTGATTACAACCTCGACGGCGTCGCGGCGCGGGCCTTTAATCTTATCGAGCGCGAATCGGTCGCAATGCACGGCCGGCTTGACCTCAAACTTGACGATCCCGGTTTGACGCAAAGCGGCGGGGTTGCCGTTGTGATCCCGTTGCTCGTTTCGCTTTTGAAAGCCCGTTCGCGGCCCTTGGCGCGCTTTTCCTGTCAAGTCTTACTCTCACCCTCGACCGTGTACCGTCCCGGGCAAATTGTCGCGTTTACGTTGCCCTATTTCGCAAACCTTGAAGGCGGGCAAGGTTACACCGGGGCCTATTTTGAGATCCTACGCGCCGCGCCGGTGGATCAAAACGGAGTTGTTGAGCTTGAACTTTTGCAGAAACGACAAGCCGCCGACCTCGGCCGGGTTTGTTTTTCGGCTATCGTCGCCAGCGTCGCGGGGTCGGTTTTGACGCTCGAACCCGCGTCAACTTCGCACTTTTCGCCAACGGATCCCGACATAACGCCCGCAAACGGCGACGGCGTCGACGATGTCGAATGGTTTTTAGAAAATGACCCGATCACGGTTTGGGATGTTTCGAGCTTGGGCGGTACAATCAACACGCACGACGCAACGATCGCCGCAATCAACCCGGGCGCGCGCGAAATCGAACTTTCGTCAACGCCGGGCGCTTGGACGATCGCAGCCGGCGACGTCGTGCGGCTCGACCGCTGGCAGGATGTCGGCGCGGGCGCGACCGCTGGCGAGCGTCAAGGGGTTTACTTAGCTGCCGCCGACGCGGCAACCGAGAAACTCGGGACAAGCGACGATCCGAACCGGTGGGGGTTGTAATGGCGATCACGTCACTATTTCAAAAGCTAGCGTTTGACGCGGTCGAGGTCGGCGACGCTATCACGGAGACATGGTTGACCCGTGTTTTTCAAGCCGTCAACGCGCTTTATGAGGCCGCCAGCGACGACGCGGCCGTCGGCAAGGCGTCGGGTTCGCAACTTTGGGAAGGACACGACCACGGCCCCGGCGGAGGCCCTGCAATGCAACGGGGCCTTTTGTACGCCCTCGACGGCGGATCGTCGGCGTTGTTCTCGTTGGCGTTGACCGCAAAAACCCCGCAAGACATGACGTACGACGCGTGGGCCACGATCCCGGGTTATTTTGGCGACGTGGGTCGCTACTTTGTATCCCCGCGCGTTTCGGGGCCGGTCGAGGTTTGGTTGTGTTACGATTGCGTTGGCTCGGATATAACGATCCGCCCGCGCGAGGCCGCCGCGTCGGTCGTTGCGACAACCCGGGGCGTCGGTTCGTTGCGCGAGTATACGTTGCCGAACTCAACCGACGACGCCGAAAGCCCGACGTACCAATGGATCAAGATGTCGTTTCCCTGTTTTCCGGGCGAAACGAACGGGTTTCAAGCGACCCTCGAAGCTGAAACCGACGCGACGTTTCAAGTCTACAGCGTCGCGATCGCCGAGGTTGAGGGCTTGACCGTACCGCTTGCGGGGGTTGTGTTGTGAGTGTTTACCGGTGGTTTTCTTCCCTAGTGAACGAAATGACGGCCGCGAATCAATGGATTGACGCCGAGGTTTTGTTTCGTGCGACCTCGTCGGCGAATGCTCTTTTCGAGTTTATTCTTGACAAGGCCGCGCCGGGCGCGACTTCGCAAGCGATACAGGGCCACGATCACACCGCGACGCAAGGCGGGCGCGTGGTTGCGCGCGGTTCGTTGTACTCGGGCGGAGCGGGCAAAAATCAGTTTTTTAAGTTTGTCGGCCCCGGGTCTGGCGTTTGGGGAAACGCCGACAACGCGAACACGTCAAGCCGCCAGCGGTCGACTACGTTTTGGGCGTATTCCAGCGCGACAACGTCGGGATCCTCGTCGCCGTATACAAACCCGGTCGCGTGGTGTTCGCTTCGTTTTCAGTACGAAACGCACGGCACGGCCCGCGTGATTTCGGCGAGGTTGCAAAACAACACAACGTCGAAAACGTCGGACGTTGTCACGTTCAACATTCCCGGATCAACGGGTATAGTTTCGGCCTCGCCGGCGTTGCTTTTGACCGAAGTACCTATTTCGTCGGGCTGGAACGAATACACTCTCGAATTGATGAGCGATCACGATTCGCCGACCGTGTACACGTCGCACATTTGCCTTTTTGAGGCCGCCGACGTCGACGGTTGCTTTGAATCTAGCACGGGCGTTTCGCCCCTTGGGGGCGCGTGATGGGTTACGTTACAAGCGGTTGGCAAGCGATCAAGTGGAGTTTGTATCAAATCGGGCGGCCGGGTCGATTTGTTTTGGCGTCGTCGTTGTTTCACAACGTCAACGGATTGTTTGAAGCGTTGACGGGGTCGCCAGCGCCGGGGGCGGGTGCGCAAACGGTCGCCGGTCACGATCACAGCTTGCAAGGCGGCCGGCCTATTTTCCGATCGTTTGTTGGCGGCTTTGATACTGGCGAAACGGTCGGGTACTTACTAAGCGACGCCGGCGCAGTTGCGACGCCAGTTTCGTTGACCGACAAAAGCCCGGCCTTTCGGGCGTACGTCAACCCCGCGATCACGGATCAACTTGCCGGGCCTCCGACCCTCGAAGCGAAAGCCTTTGTCGTCATGACCAACAACTCGGGAACAAGTAGCGATTTCAAGTTCGTTTTGCGCAACGTCGAGGGCGGTAGTAATTCAACGACGACAACCGAAACGGTCGCGTCGGGCGTTACGTCGTCGAAGTGGATCACGATTGCAGGGATCCCGGTTGCGTCGGGCGGCTGGCAAGGGTACGATTTGTTGGCGGGTTGGACGGGCGCGGGCGGCGCGGTCAACGTTACGGCTTGCATTTTGGCAGAAACAAGCGGCACGGTCGCGGCTAGCACGGGGGCTAAATATGACAGCGCAAGCGCAACCACTCGACCTTGACGAGACGATCCACGAAATAGACCGCGCAACGGCGGAGTTTTGCGCGTATCTTGAAAGCCAAAACCAAACGCTCGAAGCGCTGGCGAGGGCTTCGAGCGACGTTTGGGAAGCGAGCGGCGAAAGTGCGGATTGAATGGGTTCGCATGGTCGCCGAACAATTGAAACAAAACGCCCGAAAACAGGCGCAAACCGAGGATCAAATCGTGGACATTCGCGACCGTATTACGCGGGTTGAGTCGGATCTTGCGCACTTGCGCGAGGCAACCCGGCAACAAGAAACGACGCTTGCCCGGATTGCGGAGGCCGCCAGCCCTACGCAACTCAAAGAACTCGTCGCGCAAGTTGCCAAACATGAACAAACGTTGACCCGGATCATGGTTGCGGCGGTCGTTGCTCAATTGTTCCTCGGCCCGGTGATCGCGGGGCTTGTTTCGTTGTACATGGCCCCCAAGCCGGCCCCGGCGGCCGCGAAAGTTGAAAAAGGCAAACGATGAAAAACGCACTTGTTGAACTTTTTTCGGACGTTGACGGGCTTTCGCCGTCGGAGGTGATGGGATTCGTCGCTGGCGTCGCCGGGCTTGTTCTGGCGTTTCTCAACAACGGACAAAGCGCAACGGTCTTGACGTTCTCGGCGGGTTGTTTTGGCGTCAACAAAGCGGCGTCGGCGGCGGTCAAAACGTCGCAAGCAAAGGCCGTTCAAGCTGCAATTGCAGGGCCGAGCGCCGACAAGAAACCCGCGCCGCTACAAAAAGGAGGGCCGCCGGTTTGACCTCGAAAGCATGGTTGATAGTTGCGATCGTTTTGGT